CAGTTAAATCAGTTAAGGGAGAGTCACTCGATGTCTTGGGAGGAGGACGTCAGTTTGTCGCCTTCGGTCTGCATGCCGTTACATCAAGACCGTATGAATGGATCGACGAGTCACCTCTGAAGTATGAGGCGGCGGCTCTCCCGACCGTTAACCCCAAAGACCTTGCAGGGCTACTCAGTGCCCTTAAGAAAGAATTTGGCACCATGTGGCCTCCAGAAGCTAAACCCTCTCAGTGGCGATCCAGGCCATCCCTGGATACAAATGACCTTTCTGCCCCACGCAGGGGTCTTAAAGGCGAGCAGCGTTACAAGGTGCTACGCGAACAGCTTAGAATGTCTAGGCCAGGGTGCTTCCATGACACAATGGTTAGTGTCATTTGGGATCTTGTTTATATGAAAATGAGTACAGTCAACATCCATCGATTCTTTGACCACCATTTCTCTGCACCCCGTACAGGTGAATACGCAGAGGTCTGGTCTCAAATCAACACAGCAATTTATGGAGCGAAACAAAAATGCAACGCATCCCGTCATTAGTTACTATTAAGATTCCTGATGAAATCTACGCAGAGCTTGAGACCTATGCTGTGAAAAGCAACAAACCAATCAGTCAGCTTTGTGAAGAGTTAATAAAGTTTGGCTGGATGACTCACAATGCACCAAGTTTAGGCCGCTCTGAATGGGAGAAAAATCAAGATGTACCAGCGGCACAATAAAATTGGTGGCACTGCTGCAAATGTTATTGCACATGGAGCAGTGTACGAATCCAATCTTTATACACTTTGGCAGGAACTGACTGGAGAGAAGCCTCCGCTGGACCTATCCAATAAACTTCCAGTACGAATGGGGCAAGCTACTGAACAGTTCAATCGGGAATGGTTTGGGGAGATCACTGGATTCCAGGTCGAAGAATCAGTAGGCGTCAGTGTCTCAAACGAGCGTGACTATTGCGTCGGGCAAATGGACGGCTTTGTTATCGATGATGATTTCATCTCCGGCGGCAAAGCTCTCTTTGAAGCCAAACACACACATGGCTATAACTATCAGTTGAAAATTCCAAAGACCATAATCCACGTAGCCGAGCTTTATTACCCTCAAATACAGCACTATCTCTATGTTACAAATTTGAAACGTGCCTATCTCAGTGTATTCTTTGATAATGGAACACACGACTGGCACTTACTCCAACGAGATGATGAGTTCATAAACCAGTTGCTCGTAAAAATTGACGCCTTCTGGTACTGCGTTAAAAATAAGATTCCACCAAAGATGGACGGAGCTTCAATGAAAATCCCTGAGATTACAAAGGGTAAGATCGAAACAATCGATGCCAACCACCCCTCTTCCAACGCATGGGCATCTGCCGCCACATCTTTCCTTGAAAACAAAGCATCCGCTTCAACATTCAACGCCTCAAAGAAAGCCCTTAAAGACCTTGCGTCTTCCGATGCGTGGCGAACAGAGGGTTTCGGCGTTAGCGTAGTAAACAGTGGTACCCGGAGAACAGTAAATGCCTTGTAATGATACGCTGGAAGAACGAGCCGTTCTGTTGTGGTCTGCTGCACAGACCTGGCGCAGACATAATCTGCCCTCCAGCGAACAGAAACTTCTTCTCAATGTTCTTAACGACTTCGATTGGACCGATTATCCACGGTGGCAGTGCCGCCTGGATGAACTGAAAGAGGAGATTGATCCCTATGTCTAATCAGAGCGAAGAAAGGAAAACGCCCTTCATCTTTGAAACTATGGGGCGAAAAAGTCTGGCCAAGAAAATTCGCGTTAAATGTTTGGGACCAATGTGCAACAAGGAAACATTTGACAGTGAGTCAAGGCATGTTCGCTTATGCCCCAAGTGTAAGAGATATGTCAGTGGAATGCAGAGTACGATGGGGTAACACCCTAAGTAGCCACCTCACCATCGCAGCAGTCGCGGATAACTCTGTGACATTTCCCGCACTGCTCATGCCCACCGACCCGGACGGCTCTGGTCTCTGATCCACACCAGGGACATTCCTCGAACAACCGACTGTATCTCTTAACGTCTCGTATATTGAAGCTCATTTTGAAATCTTCTTGTATTTCTCAAAACTTCTAAGCCCTCCAAGCCCGAGCATCCCCAACAAAATCGGCATCATCTCAGCCAACTCAACCCGAGGTAATTCGATCAGGTAACCAGACTGGGCAAGGACGAAAACCAAAATTGGCTGAACGACGTAGGCGTAAGCCATTGCGAAACCACATGACCAGCCAATGAACGGGCGCCAGCCAGAAGTCCACACGGACCTGGAGGCCGCTTCAATTTTATTGACCTCGATCTGAGCCAGCTGTCCCTTTGTCTCGGCCTCGACCAGCATGTGCTCCAGATCTCTTAAGGCTTTGGCCTTCGCATTTTTGTCGGGGACCACACGATCAAGGATCGTTTCTGCCATAGGCAGGATAGTTGAAATCAGAGTGCCAAGCATCAGTAACTCCAGACTGTAGGACGAACCATTTCATCGTCCACGGTTAAGGCGTCGAGGTGTATAAACCGGCTAGGTAGCGACCCCTTTTGCTGAACCCCTATACCGGTAAACCCTAGTTTCAACGCCGCATCCATAAGTGCATACGCATTACGCCCGTGACATAAAATGTCAGCAGCTTTGCCTGTAGTATGTGGACCGGCTGTACCAGTCGAGGAGACCCTCTGGTTGTGCTCTGGACTCCTGTAGCCAGACGATATGGTAAGGGGCGTGTCGAGCGTCCTGCGAAGCTCCTGGAGCAGATCCAGAAAGTATTTAGAAACAAACAGTCTACCGGTCCCTTGGCATGCCATTTCCTTTGGTGAGAAGTTCTCCCATTCCCAGTCTTTTGCATAAGAGAAATGCTCTGCCGATACAAAGCTCATTGCCTTTCTCCTAGATCTCCTGCAAGCGCCATATATCCTGCCCCATCAATAAAATCATCGAGGTTAAATGTCCCGTTCTTGGCTCGGGCTATTTTAAGAAGGGCCATGCACAGTGCCACTTGGGTCGGTGTTACCGTGACCCCCAATAATGGGGACCACAGCTCCGCTATCGTTCTGAAATTCTCGTGCCTTTCCCCGTGTTCCTGATCCCTTGTTCCCGAGATTAGAGAACCCGCTTTCGTCAAGATCTGCTCTGCTTTCATCATTCCATTCCAGATACAAAATCGGTTTTTTCATTTCCCTGGTGCATCGAATCTCGTGATCCACACCAATACTCTCATCCCATCCCCTCATCCTTACAACAATTAACCCCGCCGCTAACTCAAGGAAAGGTCGATCTTGTGACTCCCAAAAGAAAGCATCGTCCTTTAGCCGAGGATCTGTCAGGCACATTGCATGCGAATGTGCTATTGGTGAGAAGACATAAAACCCCCGCTTTGCAAGCTCAAGTGCTGCCATCCCGACTTCTCTGGCAGCGGCTTCCTTGCCATATATGTAAAGACTGTAAGGCGATGCAACATACCAGTAGTCAGCCATAAGTCTGCTCCAGTTCCCGCATTGATATAAATCTATGACTTTGGATAAGACCGTCAGAAAGAGCCAGGTCGTAGACTCCGTATGTCCAGCCACTCATACTATTCAAGGCGTAGTTCTCCACATGCCCGTCTGGCAGAGCGCATCCAACATCCAGGACATCGATCCTTTGATTATCCCCTACCTTGGCAGCACTCAAAGGCCCCCTTCCCTTATGTGTATGTCCCCAAACACAGCTATGTTTCGCATTGTTCGCGATCTGCCTCTCAGGATTCTGCCCCCCGAATGGCTTGCCCATAATATTCCAGGGGATGTGCGTGAATCCGACCCCGGCAAGGTAATCCCATTCTCCATAATGGCGGTATTTGAACCCGGCTTGGCTAAACAGTTCGCATAAGCGGCTGTATACGAGGCCCTCGACCTCCGGGTTCTGGTTCTCCCATTGTCTGATTCTGTTTTCATGGTTCCCAAATGTAATGGCGAGGTGGGGGGAATAGCCTTTACCAAAACCGCTACGAAACGCCAGAAGACTTGCCTCAAGTGAACGCATGTCTTGCTCAAAAGTTGGCTTATCCCTACCAGTAATTGTTGCCCTGGATTCGTACTGGCTTCCTGAGTCAAATGTAGCCCAGTCGCCAACGCTTTTAATGTGAGGAATCTTGTGCTTCGTAGCATAACGAGCAATCCACTTAAACCGCGACTTATCAGTGATGGCGGGGCTATCATGTGCATCACCTATAACAAGGCATCTAGTCGATGCCTTCATTAATGGTCACCATTCTTTCCGATGTTCCGCAATTCTTCCTGTAATTCATCACGGCGTTCGGCCCTTGTCCTTTTACGCTGAGTTTTAGGATTGATCCCCCATATGGTTCTGGCGACAGCATCGTGCTCAAGAAGGGACTGATCCAAAAGACGCACTCTATCCACCAACCTAATTAAAATGGTTTTTGTTTCAACTATTTGAGTCCTGGTATCTCGCAGTTCTTCGTCAATCTCAGAAGCCATGTCCCTTAGTTGAGCCTCGAAATCGTTACTGAACTTTACTAGAAGCCATTTCAGAATGAACCAGAGGGCGTATGCTGCGACACCTGCTGTGAGAACCGGGATGCCGACAGTTTCGAGCAGCTTCGTAAACTGTACGATTGACATAGTTCATCTCAAGAAAGTTGTGCAATTAACGTGACAATTACCCCGGCCATCCCAGTTAAGGACGCAGCCGTGGCCCAGAGCGTTACCCGCTCCAGCCTTAGAATCCTCATTTCCAGTGTACGGTACCTTTCTCCGCATAATGCAACATGTGTCGGGAGGGATTTAGATTCAGCGTCCATCAACTTTCCTCACCGTCGGGGACTGCCCACGGCGTCTCCCCACGAACATCTCCAAACCCAAACCCGGAAAACACAACGCAGGTTTTCCCATCGAGGGCACGTCGAACAACGACCGTGAACCCACCGTCAGAGCCCTCCCGGTCGTTCACAAAAATCTCCGAGACGTGGCTCCCGGTCTGGCTGATTCCCCTGAACTTAAGTTTCTCAGACTGGCGTTCGATCATGTTTCTGATGACCGCGTAATGGCCGCAGGCCGGGCCTTGCGCCAATGCCGCAGATGAGATTCCCAGGAACCCTGAAAAAAAGGCGATGGCAACGAACCGGAAAACCATTACGTCACTTGGGGTTGTCTGCTTTGACCTTGGCGACGTGGTCGCGCCAGACGGTCGTCCCGTCCGCAGCGTCGTGAAACTGCATGTCCAACTGATCGGCAATTTTCGCGTAGGCAGCCCGCCTACGAGCCGCGTATCCCATCACCGGTGCGACGTATTCAGCGATCTCCACCTCACTTTTGAGAATCACGTCCCAAAGAGTGCCGCCAACCGCCCCGCCCCAATGCACGCCGTCGATCACCGCATCCCATCCCGTGTGATCAGCGTTTGTGAAACTCGCGTTTTCGATGTTTGCCATTTTTAGATATCCGCGTTGATGAAGATGTAGGTGTCGTCTGTGGCATCTCGACGTATCTGCCCTGCGTTATCTTGGGTGTAGCCGGTGCCCCCGTATTCAGCGCCGAACCGAAAATTCGTTTTCCCCGGTTCATTGTACGCGACGGACGTGGCGTCATTCCCGCCGAC